TGTCCTTCGCCATGGCGCGCTCCGACACGTTCAAACCACGCGCCGGCAAGCCAAGCTCGCGCAAGCGGTCGAGCACCCCAGCGCCAAAGCCATTGCTATCCACGATGATCTCCGCCGGCCGCTTACTTGGCGGCATGGCATCATACTCCGCCTTCACAGCGCCCGTAAGCTGCATCAGGTCCAAGTTGCGCCACACAGTCAGCGGATGTATCACCGGTCCCTGACGCTTGCACAAAACGCTGGCATCGCCGCCCTGACGCGCGACGTCCAAGCCCCATATGGCAATCGTGTCCTCATGCACCTTGATGTCGTTGGCCATGGCATGCTCAATAAGCGAAACAGGTATCACCGTGTCCTCTTCGGACGGGGGGAAGTTGCCCAAGACGCGCACATGATAGGCGGGGCTGTCCTCCCCGTACCGACGCTTCATATCTTCTACGAAATCCTCGCTCACACGCGGGCTGTCCACGCAAGACACATGCATCGTGTACCAGTCGTCACGCAGGCGATTGTGCGTGTCGTAAAAGAAACCCGTATTCCGCGTGGGGTTGCCGGTCAGGATCGTCGTCGCAGAGTGGCCTGACATGCTGCCAGACGCGGCCTCGAAGACGCTGGAGGGGATACCGCTGGCCTCGTCGGCAATCAAAAGCACCGAAGGCGAGTGCACCCCAGCGAGCGCCTCTGGTTGCTCCGCGCGCGACGTGCGGCACGATATAAACGTGCTTTCTGGGTGGCTCTTCAACTCAATGCGATCAGACTTGAGCTCCAGCAAATTGTCAAAGGGCGGCTTCAGCCGTTTGGCGACATTTTTCATCTCGGCGAAGCAGGCGTCGAAAAGCTGGGACGACGTGGGGGCGGTCACAACGGTCTTGCTCGGCACGCGCATCAGAACGTGCCATACAGCCGCCAAAGCGACCGCCGTGGACTTCCCGACGCCGTGGCCAGAACGCACGCTGACACGCCGTATCGCGGGGGCTGCGACGGCGTCGAGGAGCTCAACTTGCCACTCGTCCGGCTCTATGCCGGCTACCTCGCGGGCGAAGGCGACGGGGTCGTCGCGGTAGCGCGCCATTAACTTGATAAACGGGTTTTCTTGGGGCTGGGTCATGTTAACACCTGTTTACGGAAAAAGGGGGCGGGGAGGCGTGGGGAGGTCCTTTGCATTTGCACCGGTCCGCGCTGAGCGAAGGGGGGGTCAAAAACGCGCTTTTTCTGCGCCGCAGCACAAAAATCGGCCAAAATTAACATAATACCGCGCAAAAGGCCGATAATACGTATTATGTTAAATGCAGATCGTTTAAAATCAATCACTTAGCAGATCCACCTCGTTGCTGCGCCTGCACTCTCGCCTTAAACGTGCATTTTGCGTTGACTTTTACTGCATCTGCGAGCACGCGCGCGCCCGCGCGTGTGAGTGCGTTCCGATGCGTGTTTTCGCGCTCAATCGTCATCCTCGAACACTTCGCCCTCTATCACGTCGCCAAGCAACTGCGCAGCCTGCGCGTGCAAGTCGTTCACGCTGATGTTGATTGCCACGTCACGCTGTCGCGTATCGTACTGCGCGTTCAGCTTGCTCGCCATCCACTTGTCCGTATCCACTTGCAAGCGCGCCACGTTGACGTTGTCACGTTCAGCAAGCTGCGCCGTCTCCAGCGCACGTTCAGCGTAAAAATGACCAGCCTCAAGTTGCGCAGCCTGATAGCGTCCACGCCGCCCGTCGCTTGCGTCCAGCCACTTCGCCCACAACTTATGTCCTATGTTGAACTCACGCTTAATCGATGCCAGCGACACGCCGCTTGCGATGCGCTCGAAGATCTCGTCCTCTCCGAGCTTTTCCAGCGCCATGATCTTTGCCTTGCCTACCTCACCCACCACTGACCATCTCCCCTGCCAGCGCAGCGTACCCGCACATGTCGAGCCAGTTATCCATCTTCTGCGGTGACGCGCGTGACCTGCTTACCTTCAGCAACACCATCATCGCGCAAACGTCCGCTTCGCTCACAGGCTGGCCGAGGTAAGTTGACCACATGCTCGCAATCCTTCCAAAGCTCTCCTTCGCCTCGCCGTAGTCGTTGTTGCGATCATGCGTCGTGATGTCTGCCGCCCTCTCAAGTAACTCTGTCCTGTACATCCTTCTCTCCTTCACCATGGTATCTCGTCATTGATGTCACGGCTATGCTCTTCGCCGTTGCGAATTATACTCTTCACATGCGCTTTCGGGAAGGCACTGAATGCCTCGTCCAGAAACCGCGCGCTGAAGTCAGCGCACAATACCCTCGCCGCGTCGCTGAAACTGTACACGATCCACTCTGGATACTTCTGCCGCAGCGACGCCCAGCCGTCGAGCGCGATGCATACGATGCGCCCGTCGTCCATCTCCATGCAGTATGCATCCTCATGCAGCGGATGATGCCCCGCGTCCAGCGCAGCCTTCTCCAGCACGTCCCACGCACGTAGAAGCTGCGCTGCAATGTCATGCGTCCGCTTCACGTCGTTTGCGTCTACCGCCTCACCCAGCGCCTCGTATGCTGCCTCGAAGCGGCCAGCGAGATCCGGCGCCACAAGTGACGGCAGCCTATCGCCCCACTTGCTCTGCTTCTCCCGCGCCTTCTCGTCGAGCGGTTTAAGCTGACCCCAGACTGCCGCCTTAATGACCTGCACCTGATCGTCCACCCGCCCCATTGCGTCCCGCCCCCTCTGCTTTGCTTGCGTCGCGGTAACCCTTTTCTTTCTAATGGCCATGGTAATGATCCTCCTCCTTCCACAGTTAGTTTCCACCTAGTCCACAGTTACCACCACAGTTACGTATATATACGTAACAACTGTGGTGGAACTGAAAGTGGCCTCTTTTACCACACTTCCGCAGTCCTCCACAGTTGAACTGTGGTAACTGTGGAACGTCCCCCTCAGTGCTCCACTTCATCCTTGGCCCACTCCATTCGCTCTAGCATGGCATCGCCCAGCAACGCCGCTTGCATGACGATGTCCTTGCACATTTCCAGAGTGAGCTCCGCCTGCTTCCGTCCGTACTGGTTAAAGTTTGACGGCAGATGCGCCTGCGCCCACATGATGCGCGCCATCCCATCCTCCTCGTCCCACACGATCTTGCCGATCAGCGGCGCGTCTTGAAGGCGCTCCAAGTCCGTCTCTTCCACGTCAATGTCCATCGTCATCACTTGAGCTCCTTAAATGCAGATATGTTCCAATACGCCACTGGCTCCATGTCCTGTGGATCGTTTCGGTTGTTATGCCCGCCCCAATCCCACCTGACACTTACGTTTTCCTCCGGCGGTATCCTACATATTCCCTTGGCGTCGTTCCACTGCACGACGAAGTAGCACGGCAAGCCGGTCGCCGCAGTCAGGTTATGCGCCGACTGCATTTTATGCATCCCCAGCATCATCGTCTCGTAGTGGTACATATTAACCTTTCGCCGCCGCATCTCGAAGAAGCCCACGCCCCTGCCGCCTCTCGTGGCAAAGTAGTCGAGGTGCAGCTTGATCGGCATCTTATACATCAGCAAGTCGTGACGCTCCGCCAGATAATCCGCCAGCGCCTGTTCGTTTTTACGGTCCTCTTCGCTTTCGTATATTGGCCTAGTCATACTCACCCTATCTCCGTTCCACTGATCCACTCACCCACGACGACGCACTGCACGTCACGCCCCGCACGTTTATCCGGCCACTCCTCCACACTGAGCACGTTTGTCTCGACCCACTTGGCAAGGATTGCCTTGGCCCGCGCCTTTTCGTTTTTCTTGGCCACGTCGAGATCAAGCTGCACCGCCACCGCGTTGCCCGCCCAATGCTTGGCGCGTGCATCCAGCCGATACGGCTCCTCCCGCGCCGCCGCCGCTCCGATCAAGCGCTGCACCTCTTGCGCGTCACGGGCGCTTACACCGTCGAATAAGTCGGGCATTTTAAACGGAATGCACACGCCCACATATTCCCCGTTTGGTAGCTCCACGCCGTGCATACGTCGATACAGAGCCTTCGCGGCAGGCGGCGCCAAGTTGGACTTGCCGTCGTCCACACGGAATATGCCGAGGCTTTCGAGCTCGTTCACGCCCAGCTTCAGTGCGTCTTCTTGGCTGACCTTGTTGATGATGCGCGCCGCACGCGCCGCCCCGATCAGCGAACCTGCGCCGCGGACACTGTCGATTGTCGCGTCCTCGCCGTTTGACTTGCGTATGTGATGCGTCAGAACCACCGCCGCGTCGGTCTGGTCCGCGATCCACCGCGCCTGCGCCACGGCTGCGTTCATGGCGACGTTATCGTTTTCGTTGATGTCGTTGAACCCAACCCACGGGTCCAGCATGACCAAGCCGATTTTGTTTTGCTTAATCCGCTCAATCATTTTTTCGGCAACCTGATCATTCGTCACGATGCCGTCGCGCGTTTGCTTGGCAAACTGTATCATCAGGTCACGCCCCGCGTCCAAGAACAAGCGCCCGCGCAGTTCCTCCGGCTTGATGTTGTAGTGGATCATGATTGCCGCGAACCGTCGCTGCATTTCCTCGTAGGGATCTTCCCCGTTGATCACCCACACGTTGACCTGTTCATGCACCGGCTCCTCTAGCAGCGGCCGGCAGAGGCATATGCTCGTCGCCTCCACGTTCTGCATGGACGTCTTGCCGGCGCCGCCCTGAGATGCCACGACGCTGACGTATCCGCGGATGTAGTGCGCGCCGTAGATCCAGCGCCGGCGTGGGATGTTGGCCGGATCGACTGGCTCATATGGCGTCGGCCAATTCATCTCCGCCTCCGCCGCCTCTTGCTGCGCTTGCTCGACCGGCTTGGCCAAGGAGAGCGCCTCCCGCAGCTTCTCTTCACCGGCTTCGCGCAGGTAGTCGTTTGCGTCTGTGACGTTTTCGACGCCGAGCTCGTTGAAGCGCACGACGTACACCGACGTGCTCCCGTCGCCGCGTATGACGTCGGCCACCTTGTCCACGTCGAGGTCAGGGTCCGCGCAGATCGTCACGTCGGACGCGCGTGGCGCGTTGTACGTGGCCATGCCTGCCTTGCCAAAGGTGCACACGATTGTCGCCTCCGCGTGTCCCTGCACCGCCTGCCGCACACTGAGCGCATCCTCTGGCCCCTCGACCAAGATGATGGCGCCCCCGTCGTGCTCGTCGCCGATCCTCATTGAGTTGCCGGCGATGACGCCGCGTGAGTATTTCGTAATGCCTCTGTGCTCGCGCTTGTTTCCCTCCGACTTGACGATCTGCGCGGACCCTGACCTCGACGTGGACAAGGTG